CCAATTTCCAACTGCTTTACCAGCCTTATATGCTAAATATCCACCTGCAATATATTTACCAGCACCAGGAAAAATATTTTCTGCCATAGCTGCTACTTTTAATGCTGCAAAACCTTTTATAGCCTCTGCTGTAAGAGCAAATATTCTATTAAAATAAGCCTCTACATTTTCAGTATTAAAAGTACCTTTTGAGTTTAACTCTGCCATTTTATCTGTAAATTTATTAATAAAGTCAGTTGCTGTTGGTGCTAAGCCCTCTCCAATAGATATTTTTAAGTCGTCTACTGCACTTCTAAATTGAGCTATTTTATTTTTTGTAGTACTTCCCATTTCTTCAGCCATTTTATCGGTTGCCCCATTAGCATTTTTTATGGCATTTTCTGCTTTCTCTAATTCTTCTTTTGAAGCTCCAAGCAAGTTGGCAAAAATTTTCATTCCTTCTGAACCTGCTATTGTTGATATCCAGTAGTTTCTTTGTTCTTCTGTCATTCTTGCTAAGATAGGTTTTACCTCTTCTATAATTTTTCTAAGTCCTTTAAATTTTCCATTATTATCATAAAGAGTTAATCCTACCTTTTTCATAGCTTTTTCCATATCAGGAGTAGCTTTTGAAAGTCTTGTATAAATAGCTGCTAAATTTCTTCCAGCAATAGAACCTTTAAGCCCACTATCAGCTAAAACTCCTAGTAAAATATTTACCTCTTCCATACTTTCAAAGTTTCTTGAAGTAGATGCTACATATTTATATGCTTCTCCTAGTTGTGCAATGCTTGTATTTGTGTTATTAGCAGTTGCTGCCATAACATCCATAAAGTGATCGGCATCTTTCAATTCTAGTCCAAATGCTGTTAAATTATCTGTAAGAATATCTGATGTGCTAGCCAAATCTTCACCAGAAGCGATAGAAAGTTTTAAAAGTTTTGGTGTCATTTCTAATACTTCATTAGTTTTCATACCCGCCATTGCCTGATACATTTGAGCTTGTGCTACTTCTTGAGCTGTAAATCTTGTACTTCTTCCAAGTTCTCTTGTTTGAGCCATTAGCATATTTTCTTCAGTTGCTGTTGCTCCCATGATAGCTTTATTTCTTTTAACTTGATCTTCTAAATCTGCAAAAGCAGTTAATGAACTTCCAGCAATAGCTCCTATTCCAGCAAGTCCACCAATAGTAACTGCTCCGAATTTATTAAGTCCGCTATTAACCTTTTCCCAGTTCATAGATTTAGCTTTTTGGTATAGTCCTGCAAGTCCTTTTTCTGCTTTAGATATTACAGATGTAAACTTATCTTTTAATTCTAATCTAGCACTTAATACATGCTCCAAATTCTCACCTCCAATAAAAAAGAGGAGCTTTTATACTCCTCTTAGTTTGATATTTTTCTTCTTTTTAATAGTTCTTAGCCTTTAAGCCATATAAATGCAATCATAATAGGAAAGCAAATAGCTAATATTATTCCCAATGCTTTAAAAAAGCCTATTCTATCAATCCAATCAGCAAACTTATCATGAAGATTAGCTGCAGCCTCTTGAGCATCATCATTTTCTCTAATAGATTTTCCAATAGATTTTAAAGAACCAGATACAATTCCTACAATTATGGCAACAATTCCTACAATTCCTAGAATAAGCCCAATTTCCATAGAAATAATAGAAAAAACAATAAAACCAGATATAAGTAAAACAATTCCCAACAAGAACATAAACCTTCCCTCCTAAAATGAATTTAATATTCAATATTATATCATTATTCTTTTAAAAGATACATATAAAATAAATCTTTTTCTGAGAGTTTTCTAAGTTCTTTTAATGTATGCCCTCTATTCAAGTAATGAGCGACTGTACTTAATTTCCAGTCGCTCTCTATTAGTTTTTTGTTTCTTCTGCCAAGCTAACTAAATCTACTTCACCATACCCAGAAGCTACCAAAATAAGATCAGATAATTTGTAGATAGTTGGGTCTTTTAAAACTTTTGCTACAACTTGTGTTGGTCTAGCTTTGCAACCCAATCTATCTATTAATTTATCATCTCTAAAAATAGGACAAGAATTATATATAACCTCCAGGTCCTTATCTTTCTCTTTAGATAAGATCAAATCTAAATAATCTTCTTTATTTAGCAACTCACACTCAATTTCTCCATTAAGTTCTTTTACATAGATTTTTACTTTTTTTCTTTCTTCATTATTTATTTTTTTACTATTTTCAAGTAGCATTTCTGCAGTAACTAACATCTAAGCCTCCTATTTTATATCATTTTCATATTTTAGATCCTCTGGTGTAAAACCAAACGGATATTCTTCCTCAACGACTTCTCCTTTTGTAATGTTGATTAAATCTATTGAATTAAACCAAACATTATCAAGAGAGATTCTTTCTTCTTGTTTTCCTGGTGTATCTGGGTCTGCTAGATTAGTAACTATTCTAACTCTAACATCTTTACCCTTTACCAATTTTTGAAGTATCTTTTTTCCTCTTGAGTATACTTTTTCAAGAGTAACACTACCTTCACCTTTTAAAGCTACAATTTTACTATCCACAGATAGCCCTAACTGTACATCTTTTCTATCTGCTGTTACTTTTGCATTTACTTTTGTAAATTCAGCAATTTTTTCATTATCTATCCAAAGAGTACCATGAGCACCAGCAATCGTATGATAACCTCTTATAGTTGTATCTGCCATTTTTACCTCCTATCACATCTTCACAATGATTGAAAGATTTGCCATAGTATCTGCAAATCTGACATCTCCAGTTAAAAATACATCATCTCCCGATGGATATTTTAAGATTTCCATTTCTGTCATTTCTTCTGGGTCTTTTCCATCTAAAACAATTAATCTCTTTTGTGCTTCCAAATCTATTTCAATCTTATTATCATAGTCTCCACTTAATACATTTGGAGCCATTTCTTTAAAATAAACCTTAGTAACATTAGAACAGAAATTCATTTTATTGTTATAGTCATTTATGTAAATTCCTAGCCAATAATTTTTAAATGTGTCTCTTATGTCATCAGTTATAAAACACATTCCCTCAACTATTTTGATTTTTCTTGTATCTTTCTTCCAAGTGCTATCAAAAGTAGTTTTTGAGTTTACTCCATAATTAACTCTAACTTTTTCATCATCATTGTATAGAGAAAATTTACCAAGTTTTGGCTCAAAGTAATCTACTTCAGTTAAGTCACTCATTACAAAGTTATCTGCGGATCTATTCAAAGGCATTCCTGCTATAAGTCCTGCTATTGCTGCTGTGTATTCTTGAGCTGTAAAATCTCCATATATAGATTTATAAGTTCCAGTATTTCCTAGCTCCACTATTGCAACATGATCTGTATTATTAGCAAAACTAGAAACATATTTAACAGTCTTACCTATTGCCCCATCATTTCCAAATACTTGTTTAGTCCATGTTACAAGTTTTTGGTCATCTGCTTGTTCGGCTCCTGGATATGCTAACCAATGCATTTTTCTTTCTTTAAATTCACCTAATACATCATCTATATTTTCTCCAGTTTGCAGAACTCTTATTAAAACTTTTTTAGCTCCATAATGCATTGCTAATTTAATGTACTTAGCATTTTTAGCATCCCATTCTTTTTCTTTCAAATCTGCTATTGTTTTTAGAGTGTTCCATTTAACAGTCTTCTTAGTATCTTTTAATATTAAGCAAACTATGCCTCTTTCACTTCTTTGTATAGCAGTTGTTGCAAGAGTTTTAAACTCTATATTAATGTTTGGACTAGCTTTTATTTGTCCTACTTCATTTCCCATTAATTGCTACCTCCTTCTTTAAATCTCAATTTTAAGTCTTGCATTAGCTCATAATCATAAGGTTTTCCATATAAGTCATATAAACTTAGTGTAAAAACATAATGCCCAACTCTATCTACAATTTTAATATCTGTATTTCTCAAAGTTAAATATCTATCTAATACATGTAAAACCTTTTTACCTTCTATTTCCAAAGCATTATCTAAGTTTTCTAAATTCTCTAATATCTCAGCATTAGTTAGCTTTCCATTAGTTTTTGGATAATAGATAATAT